TAAAAGTTTTAATGAGTGGATTGATATTCCTACATTAACTGCTTTTGGAGGTGCTTTGCCTCCTTTTAACCATAATACGGAATATCGATTAAAGCCAGTAGTTAAGCCTAATGTTTTCTTTAGACTACGGGCAAAGATAGTAGGTAAAGATGTTGTTGTTAGGTCTCCAGAGCATTGGGAGCCTGAAAATCTTTCTCTTGAGTTTGATGGCAATACAAATAAGCTGGTTGCAGCAATAATAATTGATTAAGGAGTTTAAATGCGTTTAGTTAAGCAATTCACACGTTTCGTTTCTGGTAGCCGCAAAAGCTTTCAAATTTATGCTGGTTGTGTTGCTACTTCTATTGAAGAGTTTTACACCACCAATGATAAGCATATGATGAAAGTTATTGTAAATGGAAAGAGTGTAGTAGGTCAGTACAATGAACAAATTTTTAATATCATTGAAGATAACTTAGATACACCTGCTCCATTTGTATTTTATAACCTAACAAATAAAATCACTATGATTGCATGTATTCCTGATATGTGGGAAGACCTAGACTTAGTAAAGGCAGTATGAAAGTTTTAATTGGTGAATACCGTTACGATGACCAAGATCGAGAGATCGATGTCACAATTGATAACTATGACATTTGGAGTTTAGACCATACACTAGCGCATATTATTCACCCTGCATTGGTTAAGTTTAGACAGAAGCTAAGCGGAGCCCCTAAGGTAGATGACGAAGATGTGCCTGATGAACTTAAAAGCACTAGCGCACCCCCTACTGAGCATTCTTGGCAAAGTGATGAGAACTACTTTAAAAGATGGGATTGGGTAATTGATCAAATGATCTGGTCTTTTGCTCAAAAGCTAGATGATAATCATGATGCTCAATTTTACTCAGGTTCAACTGATTTTCAGTTTATTAAGTCTAGAGACTATCCTTTTCATGTAGAAGCAGTAACGGGCATAGATGATACCTTCAAGATTGATATGGAAGGTCTAGAAAAACACGAGGCTAGAATCCAAAACGGATTTAGGCTATTTGGAAAATACTATCAAGGACTATGGGACTAATATGAGTAAAGGATCTACTCCAAGGCCATTTAGCGTGGCTCAAGAGCAGTACAATGAAAGATGGGATTTGATCTTTGGTCGTGATAAAGGTCAGAAAGAACATGATAAAGAGTTTGATAAGATTCAAGATGCCTTAGATGAGAAGGCTGAGAATGCTAGGCAATTAGGCTTACACTATGACTGAGGTATATGAGTTACATAAACAAGCTACAAACAGTATTGTGTTTTTTAATGGCTCTCCCTCAGTTGAGGCTTTAAGAATTAGCGCTACAGGCGTAACAGTTAATCCTGACTTGACTGTAGACGAAACCGCTAAGGCAGTACTCGATGCCATAGATAAAAATATTAAGCTCCTGGTTAAGACTGCAATAGACAAAGAGCGTAAAGCTTGTAGGGACGCTGTTGAAAAGGCTCGTGCATACAATATTGTCTGGTATCCTAAAGGTTATACTATATCAGCAAATAGTATAAATGAGTTCTACCAGCATCAACACACCAAATGCTTGGAGGCTATTGATGGACGCTAAGTTTATAAGTAGTTATGAGACATGGGTTGTTCAATGTCCTAAGCATGGTGAACACCCGCATGCTATTAGGAGTAATATCAAAGGACATGAAGGACTATGGTGTCAAATTTGTTGGACTGAAAGCCTAGGTGAATCATTGCCTGGGGAATTTAAAAGGATAACTGTAGAATGATACACACAGATGAAGATGATGAGTTTGATCGTGTTAAAAGGGAGAACGCTATGCGTGAAGTTCAAAGGTTAGGTCAAGAGATAGAGGCTACAGGTCAACCCTATCACTTTGAATCTAGAGCAGAGTGGAAGAGTTTAACTGAAAAAGAAGTTGTGAATAACTTTGGTAGGTACTATGATGGAGACACTTGGTTCATTGCTAGAGATCTTGAGGCCTACATTAGGCAGAAAAACTCATGAGGGCAATAGATGACCAAGAGACAATTGAAGTACTGGACTTTATTAAGCTAGCTATTTTAAATGAACGTGAGAAATGTGCAGGTCTCCGTAAAGAGGTAGAGTTAGTCGGTAAACATTCCAGGGACTACGAGGATGGCTTCTGGGACGGTATAGCAAAGTATGAAGACTTAATCAGATCAAGGAAACAACCATGAAAGTTAAACAACTTATTGCAGAACTAAGCAAGCTAGACCCTGATCTTATGATTGTGAGAGCTGGCTATGAGGGCGGTGTAGTGGAAATTACTGGAGTGGGTACTTGTAATATTGCATTAGATGTATTCGATGAATGGTACTATGGACCTCACGACCTTGTGACTGAGCCTAGTAGTCATCCTGAAGCAGAAGTTAAAACAGCAGTATTTGTAAGCTAAATTTTACCAGGGGACGCTAAAGAGAAAGAAGGTGCAAACTATGAGAAATTTAGCAATTTTGTTGCTGATTCTTTTTCCTATGCAAACAAGCACTGTAACTGAATCAGCTGTATTTCACACTATTCCTAAGCCTATTTTAGCCTTTGGAAAGAAAGATATAGATTGTCTAGCTCATAACATTTACCATGAGGCTCGAGGAGAATCTATCAAAGGTCAGATAGCAGTAGCAGCAGTCACAATTAACCGACTACTGGCTCAGGGCTATCCCTCCTCTATTTGTAAGGTTGTGTATCAACCCTACCAATTCTCTTGGGTAAAGCTATTAAAGAACCACTATCCAAAGAACAAATCACAGTACCAAGTAGCTCATGCTATTGCTACTAACTACTTACAGGGTAGACTCAAAGATCCTACAAAGGGATCATTGTTCTATCATGCTAACTACGTTTTACCTAAGTGGTCTAAGAAGTTAACTCACACAGTTACAATCGGAAACCATTTATTTTATGTATAGTCCCTAGGTACTTTGACTAACGTCAGTTAAACCTAGACCTCCCCTCCAGGATACTCTTTAGCTGATCTCTTCGGAGGTTGGTTAGAGGGTATTCTGGAGGGGTAATTCTTTTTTTTTTTTGTCAAAAAGTACCAGGTGACGCTAAAGAGAGAATCCTATCCAAAAGGGGGATTTAGGGGGTTAATATTAAAAGAGTAACTTAATAGCGGTAGCATTAAGGTACATTAATTATTGTTGTTGTTTATTAAAAATAATATTATAAAATATTTTTAAAGGAGTACTTTTAAAGAGTACTTTAAAATATTATTTTAAATATCATTCTGTAACACTTGTGTAGAGACACTACCTGTTCAAGGTAGAAGGTGTTTCCCGGTGTCTATGGATTTATACTAAAAGGAATTTAAAATGGAATCGATTATTCAAATGGCTATTGTTGTGTTAAGTACAGGTGCCTTCTGGACCTACTTACATAACAAAGATAAGCAACGCCAAGAGGCTCACGATCAATTGACTGAGCTACTTATGTCTGAAGTTAAGAAGCTTGAGGGCAAGGTTGATAAGTTGCTAAGGGATAAAGAAGAGTTGCTTACTATGATCTCTGATCTAAAGATTCAACTTCATAGCAATAACATTGTTCCTGTTGTTAAGGCTCCTGCTAAGACCACAACCAGACGTGGAGCTAAAAATGCCGCTTAAGAAGGGCTACGGTGACAAAACCGTGAGTGCTAACATTAGGACTCTTGAAAAAGAAGGTAAGCCTCATGCTCAAGCAGTAGCTATTGCTCTGGATTTAGCTAAGAAATATAAACCAAAGAATAAGAAATAATACATTATGACTACCTCAACAAACAAAGGTGTCCAAGATGCCTCCGCTGGGGTAGACTTAGACCCAACAAGCATAGATAGAAGCGTTCGTGGTGGACGTGGAAGTGGCCTTAGACCTGGACAGGGTCGCCCAAAAGGTACTACTACAATCTACTCTAAAGAATCTGTTAAAAAGCTTCAGAGCCTGGGCTTTGATCCTATTGAGAAACTTGTGGATCATTACTATCGTGTTCAGGAAAAGATTAATGCTATGGAGAGTGGAGAGACAAGATACTCTGCAGTGGCTTTAGCGAATCTTTTAAACATACAAACTAGTGTCATGAATACACTTATGCGTTATGGTTACAGACAGGTGCCTGAGAAGAGTGAACAGGTAATCGAGGACAAAAAGCCGCTTAAGATTGTCTTCACAAATGAATAACTAAGTATACATAGTAATAAATTAAATAAAATTATTACAATTACAGTATACATAAAAAGGAATACATATGAGAGTACAATCAGCAGCAGAATACAGCATTGAGTACTATACAAATGCTATCATGCAACTAAAAGAAGCCTCTAACAAGATCTTCCAAGAAGGCATTCAAGCACGATACGAGTTAGCTCAGTTCAATAAGAAACTTGAAGAGCTTAGACAATGTAATAAGAAGAAGGACATCGTAACCAAAGATAAGGTTGATGTGATCGTTTAAATGTCAAATGAAATTAAATTACACAGAGGTCAGTCTGAAGTATTAAAGTATTTGTTCTCAGAGAAGGGTGGCACTAGATATGCTGCTACAGTAGCCTCACGAGGCTTTGGTAAGAGTTACCTTGCTAGTGTTGCTGCTACAATGGCTGTTCATGAGTTGCTAGAGATGCCTGAAGATGTTCCTAATAAGAACGTCTCGATTATCTGTCCAACATACCAACAGTCGTTAGATATTTATTGGCCTCTACTAGCCTACAATCTAGGCCTAGAGGATTATGCTGAGAAGTCATCTCAGACAGCTGGAACATTCTGGTTTCAGAACAATGTAAAGCTTAAGCTATGGTCTTATGAAGCATCTGAAAGGATGCGTGGATCAGGTCAGTACTTTGTTGTTGGAGATGAGGTCTCTGACTGGACTGGTCAGCCAGGACTTAAAGAGTCTTGGGAATCTATCATTCAACCTGCTATGACTACACGTTGGGCAGGTAATCATAAGGCTCTTATTATCGGTACACCTAAGGGTATGAATTACTTCTACGACATGACTAACTTTGAATCTATGGACAACCGTTGGAAGACCTTTAGATATACCTATAGGGACTCTCCATATCTATCTGTGGAAGAGATCGAGAGGACTAAGCGTCTGATTGACCCTATGAAGTTTGCTCGAGAGTATGAGTGTTCCTTTGAGGACTCTGGTGCTAAAGTATTCTACATGTTTGATCGTAAGACTCATGTGACTGCTGATCTACCATACTTCAATGTAGAGACAACAAACAAAGAAGATGTCCATGTGGCTATTGACTTTAACATTGGCATTATGGCCGCTGTAGTCTTTGCTGTTAGAGCTGGACAGATTCATATCTTAGAGGACATGCAGAATGTTCTCGATACCGAACAGTTAGCTAAGAAGCTTAAAGGTCAATTCAAGGATAAAGGTCATAGGGTATTTGCTTATCCAGACCCTGCAGGACGAGCTAGGAAGACAAGTGCTGTTGCTGGGGCTACTGACTTCTCTATCTTGGAGAGTCATGGTATTATCTGTAGAGCACATAAAGCTGCTCCTCCTATTGTTGACTCTGTGGCTGCTGTTAATCGTAAGTTTAAGAATGCTCATGGTGATATCGATATGTATATTCATCCTAGAGCAGAGCACACTATTCGTTCACTAGAGAGAACTGTGTGGGTTGAGAACAATCCTAATACAGCACAGATATCTAAGGCAGAGAACGTAGAACACTGGACAGATGCTCTTCGTTATGCTGTTGAATACTTATTCCCTGTTCGTTCAGGTACTAAGACAGTTACTAAAGGCTTTATGTTTTAAGGAAATATTATGGCTATTGAATATCGTGGTGAAACCTTTGAAGGTTATAACAAACCAAAGAAAACCCCAGGTAACTCAACTAATTCACATGCAGTGTTAGCCAAAGAAGGTGACACTATTAAGCTTATTCGCTTTGGTGCTCAGGGTGTTACTGGTTCTCCTCCCAAGGATGGTGAATCAGACTCCTATCAAGCACGTAGAGAGGCCTTCTATGCTAGACATAAGGCTGATATCCAGAAGGGCAGAATGAGTGCTGCTTACTGGGCATGGGTAGTTAAGTGGACAAATAAATTTAAATAACAATCTGATAGTCGAGTGATTAAGTTCATGAGATATTCAGCATCTCTGTAAAGCGTTACCAGGTTGCGTACACGGTTTGGGGCCGTGTGGTCTAGGTTCAAATCCTAGTACAGAGACCAGAACCCACCTTAGGGCTGTTGTCGCTACAGTAAAAGGCGTCACTAGAGTAGTATAGTTCAATAGGTAGAATCAGACGTTATCTCTGGAATGTGAGTTCGAATCCCACTACTGCTCTTCTATAACTAAAAGGATTAATATGTTTATATTAAAGTATTTACCTGCATGGTTATTCTATATTACTATGTTTATTGGTATATTTGGATATTTATTCTCTGGTAAATTAAATAAATATAAACCAATATTCATTGCATTAATCTTTGCATCAACATTTATGATTGGTGTAATATCCAATAATAACTACTGGCTTCAGAAAATATCTGAGCTAGAGGTTGAGATTGCTCGCCTTGAGACTAAGAGTGAGAAGGTCAACACACAAATAGTAACCAAAATAGTAACTAAAGAGAAGATCGTTAAAGAGGCTGCTGATGTGCAGATCAAGTATATTGATCGTGAGATTGTTAAATACAATGATCAATGTAAGATCCCTCCAGAGGTCATCTCAATACACAATAAGGCGGCTACACAATGAAGAAGCTTATACTATTGTTTACTTTAGCATTATCAGGATGCTCTACAGTAGTTCCTGTAGTGGCTAAATTCCCAGAGGCACCTAAAGAGTTACTTACTCTGTGCCCTAAACTAAAGGTAGCAGACGAAAAGCCTGAGCTATCAGAACTCACAAAGACTATTGTGACCAACTATTCCGAATATCACTTATGCGCTAACCGTGTTGAAGGTTGGAGTGAGTGGTATACACAACAAAAGAAACTGTTTGAGGCGCTTAAATGATACTAACACTAGATCAGCTTAGACAACTTATTCCACGTAATAAGCATGTCACATATTGGCATCATGCCTTAGAACAACTCCTACCCGACTATGGTATTGATACCGAGAAGCGTATTGCAGCATTCGTTGCTCAATGTGCTCATGAGTCAGGTGAGTTCACAATGATTAAAGAAAATCTCAACTATCGTTGGGAGACACTCCGAAGAATCTTCCCTAAGTATTTCCCTAATGATGAACTAGCAAAGCAGTTCGCAGGTAAGCCTGAAGCAATCGCTAACAAAGTCTACGCTAATCGTATGGGTAATGGAGATGAGGCTTCAGGAGATGGATACAGGTACTCTGGTAGAGGCCTAATACAGTTAACAGGTAAAGATAATTATTTTTGGTTTGCTGAGTCTATTGGTATTTCCGCAGAGGAAGCTAGTGAGTACATGAGTACCTTTGAAGGTGCTGCACAGAGTGCTTGCTGGTTCTGGGAAACTAATAACTTAAATAAATGGGCAGATCAAGGCGATATAGAGACATTAACAAGAAAAATTAACGGAGGTACCATTGGTATCGAGGACCGTAAAAAGCACTATGCACATGCACTCCATGTACTAGGTGTGTAAATGTCTACTATTCTTCTTACCTTAGTGTTAGCTGGTTATGACCCT